AGGACGGCTTGCAGAAGAACGGCCACATCCTCGTGTGGTATGGCCTCAATTGGTCGCTGGACCTGTATGAGCAGTTCAACGCCCGTGTGCGCCGCCAAGGTCAAGGGGCACCAGTGATGTGCCACCGCATCCTGATGCAAGACACACTCGACCAAGCACAAGCAATGGCGCTTGACCAAAAAGCAACAACTCAGGCCGGATTGCGCAACGCAGTCAAACAATACCGCATATCTAAAAATGTGTGATACACTTGTGACACATCAACAACTGGAGTAAATGTAATGATCCAAGAAACCATCAACTGGGTGAAGAACGCCTACACCACCCCGAGTGCCGAGTCGCTGGCACTGCGTGAGCTGGAGGACAGCAAGCGCAGGCTGCTGGAGGCCCAGACAGCGCGTGAATATGCCGACAGTATGTGCAAGTACCGCGAGGCCCAGATCAAGCGCCTGACGACTTATTTGCACAAAGCAACAGAGGAGCAATCATGACCACACACATCACAAAGACATGGTTCGACGGTGAGAAGGTAGTGACGCAGGAAATCCCTGAGTCTGAGGTTTACAAGCATGAGCCGAGGTGCGCGGTAATCGTGGAGGTGTTCGCAAAAGACTGGCGGCTTGACTACATGTCGCTCCCCGTTGGAAAGCACAGGCTCTACACGCAGGAATATGTTTACACCACCCCACTCGCCGCACAGCGGCAATGGGTTGGGCTGACGGATGAGGACTTTGAAAACGCTTTTCAAGAGACATACATCATGGGGGATAGCGATCTTCAAGACTTTGCCAAAGTCATCGAAGCCAAACTCAAGGAGAAGAACACATGACACAACAAACCGAAGCCCTGCGGCTTGCCGATTTGATTCAACGATACCGAAGCCCGCATTGCGGAGAAGCAGCCGCCGAACTGCGCCGCTTGCAAAGCGTGGAAACCGAAAGCAAAGAGCGAATCCTGCGCCTTGAGGGTGCGCTGACCAAGGAAGTGGCGATCAACGCGCAACTGCTGGAGGCGCTGGGATTCATTGCAAATAGGCAAAACCTTATGTTTGCGGAATGCAGCGATGCGGATGAAATCATTGAGGTGGCTCGTGCCGCCATCGCTGCGGCAAAGGGGAAAGCATGAATAACGACATCATTGCAATGGCGCGGCGGGCTGGGGCGCACGACGATGGATTTGAGATTCGCTTTGTAGAACCACGATACCTTGAACGTTTCGCCGCCCTTGTTCGTGCTGATGAGCGTGAGGCGTGTGCGAAGGTGTGTGAAGCACTTGATCCGATTTGCTATGACACCGTTGGGTACACGGACTGCGCCGCCACCATCCGAGCAAGAGGAGAAACCAAATGACCCAATGCAAACACCGGTGGATACTGACCCCATCGCCACACCGCACCCAGTACCACTACCAATGCGCCCGATGTGCCCAAGTGGCATGGGCCACGCTGAAGGAGAAACAAGAATGAGTTACATCATCGCATCATTGCCGCCACTCAAGTGCTTTGTGCGCCGCGAGTTCTTGTACAACCACACCAAGGGTCACGGCGAGTTGGAGCCAGCCATCTGGGTCAGTATCAAGGCACTGCGGGGCCAAGTGTTTCGCATCGAGTCGCTGCTGCCCAACTACGGCGCTCTGTACGACAAGCTGCCACTACACGCCTATGTGTGGACTGAGGATTACGATGGCGATCTGCCCATTGACGCCCTGCAACTGTGGGACTGCATGGGCTACCGCTTCACGGTCTGCGAAAAGATTGGCTTGCGTAACTTGGGCGTGAAGTTTCTCGGCAAGGACAAGCAGTGGCACCACGGGCGCTACCTGTTTACGGTGGACTTCTGCGCTGACGGCATGGACGCTGACACTGGGTTTACCGAGCAAGCCGAGGAGCACAAGTCGTTTAACTTCATTCGATTGGAGAACGGCCAGTTCGCCACGCAGCCCAACAACCGCTGCCTGTGGTACGACCAAAGCCTGATCCCTGCCGAGGTCAAGTTCCCTGACTTCCAAGCGGCCAAGGATTTCTACACCGTGGACGGATCGCGCAAGTGGTCTGCCGGTGACGACTGGTTCTACGACATTCAAGAGCGCAAATGAAAAAGAAAAGCAAGTACAAGCCCAAGGGGGTGCGCTACGACAATCTGTCGTGGATCATTGCTGGCATGAAGAAAGTGGGCACACTGCCCACTGCCGGGGTGGCGCTCAAACTCAAGAACCACGATGCGCTTGACTCCATACTGAAGGGTCAAGGCACCAAAGAGCACGTCGATATGCTGATCTCAGCAGTCAACATGGCAGAGGCCATGACTCGTATTCGGGACGATCTCGGGCGTGACTGGGCAGAGGAGATCAGGGCTGCGCAGGATGCCGTCTATACGATGGGTGTGCGCGGCCATGAGAAAGGCTCATTCCTGTTTACAGGTCCAGAGATGACCGCTGTAAAGCTGATCATGGACCTGCACGACAGTCAACTCGATGATTGCACTGTCAAGGAAATGGAGCAAGCCCTGTTCATCGTTGAAGAAGAAATGAGGCTGCGCAAGGCCCGAGCAATCGTCAAGCGAACTGACGTGTCCCAGCCTTGTCAATGACCAACGCCTGTTTGCGGGGGCTGGTGTCTTCGCTGCTGGGTACGCTGATGTGCACCCAGCGGCCAAACTCGGAGATCACTTGATCGTAGCCGATGCCGCTGGCGATGATCTTGCGCACCACCTCGTCAGGGGTCATACCGGGCACTCTGAAGTCAGCGGCGCAGCCTGTACGGTGCTGGCTGGTATCTTTGCTGCCCACAGCATCGTTGACCTTTTTGGTGCGCAGGCCCGACGAGATCATGATGGGCTTGCCACCCATGACCACTTTGACCTGTTCCAGAAAGTCGGCCAGTCGTGTGAGGTTGGCGAGTTCCGCATCGTTGGGGCTGTTGTCCCAGCCGTTACGCTCGGCTGTCTCGGAGGCTGTCAACTCGTCAAGTGTGAAGTTGGGTGTTAAGTTCATTTTGTTGTCCTTGAGAGAATGTCAGTTTTGGCCTGTGATCCAGCAGAACTGCCGAAGTAGTAAGCAATGATGCCCGTCCACGCCGTGCCCAAGCTGCCCAGCATCATCAAGATAGCCGGGTTGCTGCTGTCAATCTGGTTGAAGAACATCATTACCATGATGCCGAAGAAGCCAACGGTCACAGCGCCAGCCAAAATGGGTGGCATAAGGCTACGAGTGGTGGCCTGCATCTCCCGTGCTGACTTGCGGTCTTCCACTTCTAGCTTTTCAAAGTTAAGGCCAAGTTCTTGCGCCTGCTTTTGCAACTCAATCTCTGCAATCTTGACCTGTGCGATTTGCTCGGCTGACAGCTTGTTGTTGGCGATCAGGTCGCCCACCTTTGCTTCGTCAACCCCGATGGCCTTGGAGATGGCCGACACAGCCATGCCAGCCAGTGGACCACCCATCGCTGTGGCAATAGTCGGTGCAATTTGTTTGAGCCAATCCATATCAGTTACCCCTTTTGGTTAGCATAGCTGAAGCAATCTCTAGCATGAATTTTACCTGTTGAATGTCCTGTGGCGGCTCTGCCCAGCCGACTGTGATCTGGCCCACAAACCTGTGGCTGTCTGGTGGTACGCTGACCCGGCAGGTGTAGGTCACGCCCTTCTCCAAGTACCACAGACCCACTTCGGACTGAGCGTAACGGTAATCGCTGCAAGGAATTTCGTTGGTCATTAGGCGCACCACATCCGAGTTGTTGGCGGTGTTCTGGCTAAACAAGCCCACGTCGATGTCTTCGATGGTTTTGTCCCTGCCGTCCTTGGTGTAGGCCCGGTACAACACTCGGCTGTTGAACAGCGGGTTGACCTTGAAGATTGCCACCACTGTTGCGTTGGTCTTCTTGAGCAGCATCGAACTGGCGTCATCTGCCCGTGAGGTGTTGATCTCCGGCAGCTTTTTAGATTCCTTGTAGGCATCGAACATGAAAGTCTGGTTCTGCCACAGGAAGTACCCGGCAAACGCCACAATGCCCATTACAAGGATGGCAAACAACTTGAACGGCGAGTCCACATACCCGAGCACCTTGTCGAGTGTGGAGTTGGCGTTAAGTTTCTCGTCACTCATCGCAGGTGTTTAAGGTAAATGACGATACCGCCGACCATCAGGCCAGCCAAAATAAAGATTCCCACGCCAAAGGCAATGTACTCGGCAAGGTCTTCAAGCTGCTTCTGCCGCCTCTTGGCTTCTCTTACGGCAGCTTCCTTGGCCTCTCTGCGCCTTCGTGCAGCTTGGGCTTGGAACTTTACCCAGTCTTCCCACATGCCCGGGCGACCAGCATAGACCATGCGCTCCCGTAAGTCTTCTTCCTGCTGTTTAAGCTGCTCCAAGGCCATAAACTCGGCCATGTCGGAACCACCGCCTTTGTGGGTGGCTTTCTCTTGAATCTTGGCTTTGTTGTCGAAGTAGTCAAAGACCCGAGAACCGAGTTGGTGCAACTCTTTTCCGTTAGCCAGTGCGCCTTTGATTACTGCGAAGGCTGCGTTCGCTGCGGCCAACTCAGCCAGCATGACTCAGTGCCCCTTCATCCAACTGAATGCAAAACCCACGGCGCTGGAGATGAACGACACAAAGGCCATACCCGCCCAGAACCCACCGCGCCCTTGGTTGGCAAGGGCCACCAGCTTCTCGACATTGGACTCCATCTTGTCCATCTTGGCGCTCATCTCGTCAAACCGGCGCTCGTAATCTTGGACCTTTTGCCAAAGAACGCCGTACTTCACTGGGTCAATCTCAGCACTCTCGAAAGCCATGTTGTACTACCTTGATAAAGCGTTTTGGTTTTCCGATTCACCGGTCAAAGCGTTGGTAACGCCACGAAGGGTTGGCGCAACAAGTCGTTGTTTCAACTCGCCGGGGTTGTTCAAAAACTGAATGACCCGGTTGCGCTCGGATGGTGGAAGCGACTCTAGCAGATTCGCAGCAGACTCTGGACTTTTCATGGCGTCCGACAGCGTTTTCATTGTTTCGCGACCAAGACGCTTTTCCAACTCACCTATGGTCTTGTTACCCGCAGCAGCCCAAGCATTGACGAATGACGGGAAACGCAACATGGACGTGTTTTGCGCCACCAGATTTGCCAATGCTTTTGTACCCTCGGTTGCCTGTTTTGCAGACGCAACTCGAAGCATGTGGTTTTCGGCTTGTTTGCGCAACACGTCCATTGTGCCGTCAGCCAACTCGACTGCGATGTTGTACTTACCGGGACCAAGAAACTTTTCCACCACTTCGGGCGACTCGTTCTGCACCAATCGAACAAACGCATCCTTGTTGCTTTTGTACAAGTCGAGGGCTTCGCCGGTCAACTTCTTCTCGGCAATCTTTTGCATTCCCTTGGCGTGAGTCGTCAAATAATCGCGCCAGCCTGCGCCACCAGCTTCCTCAATGGCGTTGTCAATCAGCGGTTTAATTTTGGACATGACGCCCGCAGCAGCATTGCGCTGAGTTGTAGCGTCTGCGCCGGGACGCAATCTTGCAATTGCAGCATCGACTGCGTTTTTACGAATAGCCTCAAGCGCATCGGCGTCAATGATGCCGTTGCGACCAGTCCATTCACGGATGCCTTCGGCCACATTGTCGGCAGCACCTTTGATCAGGTCGTTTTTAGCATACGCTTTGTTCTGCGAGATGCCTGCAATCTTGTCGGCAAGCGGCGCACCTTCCAACGGTTTGATGCCAACAGACCGAAGTGCTTTTTCAGCACCGGTTGCCTGTGCAACAAAACGAGTGGGGTCAATCTGAGAACCCGACCCCATCATCACAGCCAAGTCATTGGCTTCACGGGCAACGGCTTCGTCTGCAACATATTTACCAATGTTGGCACGACCCAGTGAAGCCTCCCGCATTGGGGTAGTGATGGTGTTCAGATTCTTTTTTGCCAGATCGGTAGTGGCCCGGACATCTGCGGCTGTTCTGCCACCCACCAGTTTGGACAAAGCATTGACAGCTTCATCTTCGGTCATGGTGCCCAGCTTGTTTAAGTATTGGACACCCTCGGGCGTTGCCTCCAGCGAATCTTTAACCAAAGCCTGCAATGCAGGGTTTTGAAACTTGGCCGTGGCTTGTCCTACGCCCACATTCGAGGGGGTTTCACGAAGTGCGTTGACCACTGCTTTGAGGTCAGAACCAACTGCTTCTTTTGCAAGTTTGGCAGCGCGTTGTTGAGGAATCTTGCGCAAGTCCATGATCTTGCCACCAACGTAACCAAGCGCCGGACCGATTGCACGACCACCAGCCTCAAAGGTTGCTT